TGATATATCATATGGGTCACAACCAAAACTACCACAATCTTTATTACCAGGATATTTTATACCATTTTTTATTAAATACCTATTTTGTAAATTAATTGGAGGAACCCAAGATATAAAAAATCTTCCATTATTATTAGGAACAAATAATACTCTAGTATCTTTAATCCCACCTTCCCATTGAAAATTACCTTGAGTAACAATATTTGTGTTTCTTAAATCCTCATTATAATCAATTTGTTCGTAAATTTTTGTTAAATTAAACAAAGATTCCTTAGCTTCATCTCTAAAAGCATGTTTTTCAGTTCTGGGAAATTGACGATAAAATTCATTTAAACTATCTTGATCATCTTTTAATCCTTCAACTTCGTTTTTCCAATGGGAAATGACCCCAATTTCAATTTGCGATCCATCGATCCCAGGTATTGCTTTTTTCGGAGTTTCAAAGACAGGTATTCCATAAGCATCAAGGTATCCTTCGTAGTTCCATTCCATAGGTATGAACAAACTATATAATCCTGAGTTAGTCTGTCCATTGCGGTTTCTTTTTGTAACATCTGATGCATCATATAATTTTTTAAAATTATTTCCTCCTTTATCTAAAGCGTTTGAAGTAGAACCCATCATACATTTTCCAACTATTCTACTTCCTAACCTTAATGTGGTTTTTGTGACCCTCCAGTTGTTGAGGATGTTGTCGGGCCTCTCCCATTTCCCTGATTCATCATGGGCGAGAAGTTGTAATTTCTCCCCATCGTACGAGTTGTCCCCGGTATTCTTCCAGTCGATCGTTGTGTCCAATCCTTGTATTTCTTCAACTTTGGTGTTTTCGTCCAACTTCTTTCTCGTAAGTTTGGATGCTGGTACTCTATAGGCAAGTTCCGTTTTGGGCCTGTCCATACCGTCTTGAATCGGTTTGAAGAAAAATGGGTAGTTAACCGATATCGGCACAACTTTATCTGTAAACATCTTTTTAGCATCGGCTCCAGTCTTAGATAAAATTCCGTATCGTGAATCACTGGATATGGTTGCTTGGTGTACCAATTCTGAAGACGCCATGAACGAAAAGCCAGACCGTCTATTTTTAAGGTAGCACATTCCATAACATCTGGTATCCAACTTACAGGCCTCCCAGAAAATGAAGAATAATCTGTTCGATTCCCTAAATTCTGCTGACCCAACATCAATCTTGGTCCATTGCAGGTACATGTAATGAGAACCAGTAATGTAAGTAGGATTACCTTTATTGTAGAACCAAAAACCTTCTTCACGTCTTTTAAATTCTTCGTCAATATAATCATACCATTTATTTTTAAAATCAAGAGATCTATCATTCCAATCAAAAACTGTTTTAAGTTTGGATAATTCTTTTGGATAGTTAAAAACCTCCCAATACTGTTCATCTTTCTTTTTTGCTCTTTTATATACTGTTTTTTCGAGTGGTAATGCAATCTTTAGACCTTGGATTTCATATATTTCGCCAATTTCTCCAGTTTTGCTGATAACCACAATATCATTTTCTTTATCATAACCTTGTTTCCATTTTTTATATCTATTGTTTCTTTTTATTACATTAGATTTAATATGATTAGGTAAAATTTTATATAAAGTTTGTGTGTACATTATCGAGATCTATTTTCTGCGAATCCTTTAAAGTTATTTCCGCGATTTTCTTCTTTAATCTCTTTTAGCATATTCTCTTCTTCTTCTATACGTGTGAGTATTTCAAAAGCATCAAAAATAGCTAATTTTTTAGTTGCTGCTGCATTTTTTAATCTATCAGCAGAAACATCATCTTCTGAGTCTACTATTTTTTCCTTAGCAACCTTAATTAATTCTTCAACAGCTTTTTGCCCAGCTTGGATTATACTCTTTTTGGTTTGCTTTGTGTTCATATTTAATTACAATATCATTTGATTCCATACAATATAAAAGCTCATTATCAATTATAAATTCAAATTCTCTTAATGGATTAAATCCAATAACATCACCTGGATTGATATTAAGCACTTCTAGTGAACTATTACCATATTTTAGTATACCAGTATTCTTTATAATTTTTTCATCTTCTGATACCGGTTTTACAAAACAATAATTTTCATTAGTATTCCATGTATTGTTTCTATAATACATATAAACTTGAGAAGGAATTGCAAAGTATAAATCATCTTTAAAATATTTACTACTATTTACAGACTTACCTTTCATATTATAATATCTTCTAAATAAATTATGATGAACTATAACTTTATCTCCTTTATTTATAGATGTTTTATATACAAGTGGAACAGACACAACTTCTGCTTCTCTATTTATAAATTTATGATTAGATATACTAGAATTTATGATTAATTCTTTATTTTCAATATTAATTTTATTTTTATATCTTTCACCTATAGGTTTTATAATAAATTGATATAAACTATTCATTAATATTCTAGATCATATTCAACAGATATAGCCATTTGAGAATTAAATTTTTTCCATGGCAATACCTCGTCATCTTTTTTTATAAATATATTATAAGATTGTTCTTCTTCATTATTTAAAATATGAGAGATAGTATGACCGCCATACACTTGCTGACCTACAGCGTAATGCATGGCATCATTTTTATAATCAGAGCCAATACTGATTTTTCTTATAACTTTACTGCTCACTTTTTTTATCTTCTTCTTTTTTATCTTCTATCATAGTATAACTACCGTCATCAAGACTAATATTTATACCTCCATATTCTTCTTCAAGTTTTGTTTTAAACTCCTCAGCATCTTGTACAATACCAGCATATTTATGTAATAAACCATGTTTTTGGCTTTCTAAATATCCTATATCTCTTAATGATTGAGTTATTTCTTCTTGTTGTTTTTTAATAGTAGATAATTGTTCTTCAGTTATTTTTCCTGCAACTTTTTTATTTTTATCGTCACAAGAAGAACATCCTTCTGTTGTTTCTTTTTTTGTCATTTGATTAGATTTAATTATTTATTTATTTATTAATATAGTGCTATCATTTCTGATGCAGTGGTAGTAGTATCATTGGTATATACTTTTCTAACAAGCATACTTAATGTAGTTCCCGCTGGAATACTTTGTATTGTTACTGTTTGATTTGGTGGTGCTGCAGCAAATTCTAATTTAATATCTCCAGTTCCACCTACATATAATCCAAAACCACTAAATCCAGGATCAGCTTCATATATTGCGTTTGTACCAGCATCAGCACCCGTAGTAGGAGCTTGTAAATCTGTACCAGCTAAAGCTATTGATAACGTACCTGTTATATTAGTTTGTCCAAAAGCTGTATTTAAATCTGATGCGCTAAAAACAATAGTTTGTGTAGCAACTCCCATATTTGGACCAGAACCTGGATTAGCGGGTGCACCTGGTGCAGCGCCTTGATTTAATCCATCAGGTCGTGTTTGTACTACTCTTACATTTGTTATTGCTCCAGCACTATCTGTTTCAATAGTATAATACGCTCCCCATTGTTTGTTTTGAGTGTTACTTGCTGAACCTAAAAAAGTACCTCCAGAAGCAAAAGCTGTAACAGTTTGAGCAGATGCAGCTATATTAGCAGTTGTATCTGTAAATTGTCCTACAGGTATACCAGCCGCTGATGCACCTGGTGCTCTTAAAGTGCCAACTGTTTCTATAGCTACTGCATGAGTAGATGCATCAACCATATTTTTTTGATAAAATCCCATTTTTTTATTTATTTATGTTTATTATTTCCGAATACTTTTTCAACTCCACGAGAACCGAAATAGCCTCCAATTACTATTGTAAGAAGTCCAGTGATAGAATCTAAGGGGTAACTTAAATACCATCCTACTACATAACTTACTGTTAAGAATATTAATACTATTGGCCGTACATTAGCCGCAAGCCAGGCCCCTGATTTTGCATCTGCAACCCACCTTTTAGTTGTTCCATCTATTTCAGCCTTTTCAATTGATAGTTTCTTTAATGCTATAGCTTTATCTTCAGCAGATAAACTACTATTACCGGATATTAATCCAGAGATTACATTACCTGGTAATATAGCATCACCAACAATTCCTAAGATACTAGGGGCTTTTTCAATAAGAAATTTACCTACCCCAGTATCTTTAAAAGGCTTTTTTTTACTCATTTAATTATTTTTCTTCCAAGAAGGTTTAGAATCTCCAGAAAATCCAACTTGACCTCCTTCAGAGCTAGGTGCTACTAAGCTTCTACCTCCTGCTGGTCCACTTGATTTTAATGTCCACCCTTTTTTATTTCCAGCCTTTACAAAGTCTTTTACATTTTGTACTGTTTTTCTACCATAAGCTTTAATACTTTCGAATGTACTATGTGGATGTTTGTGATCTCCGTTATCGTTTAATGGACTACCATTATAATTTAAATCTGAATCTGAACCTGAACCAGCCCTATCATCAATAGGCATGTAGTTCAATAGATTTTTAGCGTGTTTACTCATGAATGAACCACCAGCCATTTTTTTACCTGTTCCCATTTTATTTATTTTTATGTGTGTTTATGTGCTTTTTTCTCCCAACTTAACGTCTTACTACCTTCTTTTATATTAGCTCGAGGATGAATTTGCCACTTATCATTTACTGATTCACGACTATATACATTTTCATCATCATAATACAAAAGACCAGATTGAATGTCATTAATATGAATTTGTTCATGATCAATAACTTCTTGTCTTTGCTTAGGATCTGTTATTTTATTATTAATTAATATATTTCCATTTCTATCAGCTTTACCTAATACACCATCTTCCATGTTAATTTCATGGACTGGAGCTGTTGCTACGTAAGGAGGGTTATTAAGTTTAAAAGCCATTATTTTCTTGTTGAATATGGAAACATTTTGTTTAATGCATCTTTACGTTGTTGACATCCACAAGGAATATTAAGACCTTCGGAGACTGAATCAACGATGGTCTTAATACCTGTTTTTGTAGTAAACTTTTCAATAGAATCGCCTAATCCTTGGGATTTCATCAACTAATTATTATGCTACTGTAATTGCTGTAATTTCTACTGTAGATGCTAAATGTACAGTCGCTACTACTCCTCCTGGATTAGCTGTAAGAGCTTTATTAATTCCAGTTACAATATCTGCACCTTTAGCGGTGTCTTCAAAAGTAATATATGAACTAGCATCTAGAAAAAATATTGTAGCTTCATTTGCATTTACAGCACTGTTACTACCTTTTTTAACTAGCGCAATATTATCCACGCCAAGAATCATATCTGCTGTATAATTCAAACTAGACGCGAAACTTTCTTTTTTAATTTTGATAAATTTTGCCATTTTTGTTGTTGTTTATGTTTGTGTTAATGTTTATGTTTGGTTAGATTTATACAGTTCTATTCTGTTTTATATTTAAGTTTTAACTTTAGGTGTAGTACTTGTACGAGTAAAACTTCTAGTATTATTATCTATCGCATCCATTGAATACTGTTGCCATGCATTTCTGTTTGCAAGATCCATATTATGACTTTTAGATCTTATTTGAGATCTCCTTAATCTAGTTGATCCAGCTTTAGGTTTATATAGTTCACCTCTTTCGTCATAATATTTAACCTGTGATCCTAATCTTTTTATATCTCTACTACTCATACTTTCAAATTCTTTCCCAGTTATAAACCTAGCGTTTTCTCCTTGTGTTTGAATTCCCGCTTTGTTAGGTTGATTTACTAAAAGTCCTTTATTCCAACCCGGGGCTATTTTTTGATAATCTGAAGCATAAGTTCCACTCTTATTTTTCATTGCAGTATAATTAGATTCAATAATATTCCTATTTAAATATTTATCCTCACCGGTTTTTGCATCAATCCTAAAGCTCTGATAGTCTGAATTGTTAATTCCATGATGGTCATGAAAAGGTGAATTACTAATTCCCGTTTTATAAAATGGTGTTTTACTCATTTTAGTGGTGTTTTTTATCGTATTTAATATCTCCAGCTAATTTAGATATATGTTTTTCATCAGCTGTCATGTCTATATCACTATGTCCATGTTTGTTATCCCAAAGAACATCTCTTTTAAGATAACTTATGTGTGCTGCATCATCTCTTTCAGATGCATGAACGTTACTCTTAGTAACAGGTGTATGAGAATGTCTAGCATTACCAGAATATTCTCCGAAATGTCCTTTTTCCATAATTAGTTATTTTTATTGTTGTTTATTAATTTAACTCTTATCCAAGTTTTCCTTTAGCAATTTCTGTTATAGGAAATTTAACTTGCATAGAAACTGCAGATTCTGGGAATTTAGATACTTGCATACCTGTTATCCCTGAACTAGATCCTACTCCATGAATACGACCTTCTTGGTTTAAAGGACCATCCCATATATGAGATTCCCCTACAATACCTATTTTCTTTTCTTTACTTGCTTTGTTGTATGCTTTATCTTGATGCATGATTATTTGTTTAATTGTTACAATGCGTTTTCTAGTATAATTATAAATAAAAATATAACTATACCTGCTATTAAATAGCTTGTCATTAGTCTTTTTTTAGTTTTGGATATTTTCTATGTACACAAGCTTTTATTTTATCAGGATTTTTAGCGTTGTGAGCTAGTTTAAGAGCAGACTTAGCTCTTTTTAATGTATTAACAGGGAATGTGCCTTTTGGTCCACAAAAGTCTGATTTATCTACATTAGGATATTTACCAGCATTTGACATTCCTGGTTCTTCCCTTATTTCTGATATTGTTTTTAAAAATGGTGAATTACTTTTCATAATTTATTTTTTAGTTCTTGGTTTTGGTTCATTTTTATCTAGATCATTCCAATTAATACTCTCTGGGTAGTATTTTTTTTCTTTATCTTCTTCTTTATTTGAATAAGGTCTTCCTATATGAGTATTTTTTAATTTTTTATCTAATTCTTCTTTTTCTTTATTAGCTTTTGCTTTTTTTATTCCAGCATCAGTAATAGTTTCTCCTAAACCTTGTAATGCATTAGATATATATTCAGTACCTGTAGACATTGTTTGATGACTTTGATCAGGATTTTCATAATTATACTCTGTTTGAGATCCATCCAATGCTTTTAAAGGGCTTTTCATTAAAAAAGCTTGACCAATACCCATAGGGCGATAATCTCCCGCATTTAAAGCTTCAGTTGTAGATGATGCCGAAGGACCTTGAGTTAAAGTATTTAATCCTGTACCTTGAGCTACTTGTGCTTGTTGTGCTTGTTGTGCTACCGCAGATACAGCACTATTTGCTATTCCTTGATTATTACTTGGAGTTGATAAAAGACCTAATGGATCTTGAGGTAAATCTTTTTGTGCTAAAGATTTTATTTTACCTAATGCTCCTTGAAATTGATTTGCTTGAGAATTATTTTTTTTACTCATTCTCATTTGTTTACCTATACTTCCAAAAGGATTATGATTTAATGGACTTTTACTCATTTTATCTATTTTTATCTTTGTTAACGTTTTTTATTGCAGTTATTAAAACTTTATCTGTATAAGTTTTTCCATGCATAATAGAATTTCTTCTTTTACTTGTTGGAACATCTTCTTCTCCAAGCATAATTCGGTACATTCTTGCTATTAGTTGTCTACACTTGAAAGAAACTTTATAGATATTGTACTTCTGAGTTGTTCTGTTTCGATTTCTCCAAACTACAATCCAATTGTTTTTTATCATTTTGTTCCAGCGTCTATTATCCCAACTGTAAGCATAAGTACCGATCTTAAAATCTTGCTTAGTAAAAAGATCCATACAATCGAAGTATATTAATAGTTCTAAATCCGCATCGTTTAAGTTATTGTTTCTACAAGCCCATTTTCTTATAAGCCGATAGTGTTTTAATAAGTTTAAATCCTTTATATTACTTGAATCTAATTTTCTCATAAAACAACAACAACATCTTGTAATTTAATAAGAGTAAATTTATCTTTGTTGAATTCAATACCATGACCTGCGTGTCTGTCATAATAAATCACATCATCTTGTTTTAAACCTTTTATATCATCACTTACAGAAATTATAATAGCTTTTCTGTATCTTATATCTTCACGATCTTTTTCAATAATTAGTAATCCCCCTTTTGTTTTATCGGTTTTTACTTTCTCAGGTTTAATTATAATATTATTTCCTATTGCTTTCATCAATTCTTAAATTATTGATTACACAATCTGTTGATAATATCGTTGCGGCTACTGAAGCAGCATTTATCAAAGCGCTTTTAGTTACTAGTAAAGGATCAATGATACCAGCTTCTATCATATTAACTGGTTCACCTGTTATTACATCTAAACCTTTACCTTGTAATTTCCCCATTATTTTAGGCAATGAATCACTAGGACATTCAATCCCAGCATTATCTAAAATAACTCTAAATGGAGATTCTATTGCTTTTAATAAAATCTTTTCCCCTTCAGTATTTGTTTTAATATTTTGTCCAGCGTTTAGTAGAGCTATACCACCACCGGGTACAATACCTTCTTTTATAGCGGCTTTTGTCGCACAAATTGCATCTTCTATTCTATCAGATTTTTCTTTTAATTCTATATCTGAATTTGCCCCTACTTTTACTATAGCTATTTTAGCTGATAATCTTGCTAATCTTTTTTCTAATCTTATAAGATGTGCAGGATTAGGTTTGTTAGCTAATTCTTCTTTAACTGCTTTTATAGCATTTAAAACTGCTTCTGTAGGTTCACCTACTTGCAGAATAGTATCTTTTTCATCAGTAACGGACTTTAAACAACTCCCTAAAAATTCAGGTTGTATTAAATCCATATCATCTCCAAGATCTTCATTTATGACAGTAGCTCCTGTAAGCATAGCTAGATCATCTAATGTTTCTCTTTTATTAACTCCAAATGTTGGAGCATTAATGATATTTACTTTTATGTTACCTTTTGTTTTATTCATTGCAAGAGTAGCCATTATTGGGGCTTCTACATCTGCTATGATAAGTAAAGGTGTATTCTTTTTTATAATATGTTCTAAGATAGATTGAATTTGTCTTATATTATCTATCGGAGATTCTATTAAAAGTACTGCGGGTTTTTCAAGCTCTGCAGTCTTTTTTGCTTTATTAGTAATAAAATGAGGATTAGTAAGACCTTTATTATACTGAACTCCATCTACTAATTCTACTTCTGTCTCAGGTAATGAAGAATGTTCCATCATCACCACCCCTGTTTGACCAACTGCTCTGAATGCATCACCAATAATTTTTCCAAGTTGTGGTTCATTATTAGTAGAAATAGTTGCAATTTGATCAATCATATCCCCTTTAACAGGGATACTAATTTTTTCTAAGTATTTAACTACTTTTTTTACAGCTTTATTAATATTTTCTTTTAATTCTCTAGAATTTATATCTGCACTTTTAGCTTCTTCAAGTATTGCATGTGCTAAAACTGTTGCTGTTGTTGTGCCATCACCTGCTTCGCTTACTGTTTTTCTAGCAGCTTCTTTTAAAAGTGTAGCACCCATATTTTCTACAGGATCTAATAAAACTATTGAATTTGCTACTGTAACCCCATCTTTAGTTATAACTGGGGTACCTTTATCATCTTCAAGTAAAACACACTTGCCACTAGCCCCTAAAGTGGAGCTAACAGCTTGCGTGAGTTTATCAATTCCTTTAAACACTTGACTTTGAGCATCTTGCCCAAAATTAAGATTCTTGACTATTAAGTCTGACATATTAGATTAGATTAGATTTGATTTATTTAAATTTTATTTAAAGGTCTTAACGACTTTAGGACCGTTTAAGAACTCTATTTTTTTCTCGTAATGCTTTACTGAAGCGGTTACAGCTTCTTCAGCACCTTCGAGTGTTTCTCTACGGGTTACATCCATCCACTCTTTAGTTTCAGGATCTTGGTATTCAGTTTGATAAAAACCGTTAGGTAATTGGGTTATTCGCCAATTCTTCTTTTTCGCTATCTGCTTCCAAAGGTTTTGGGTTTTTTCTGAAATTTGTGGTTGACTACTCCACGAATGAGTCTGGTAAAATAGTGTCATAGGTTTTGGTTTTAATTGTTTGACATTTGGTTTATAACTATATAGTTACTTGTTTTTCTTTGTTTTTAAGTGAATTTTTAATTGCACACTACTTCATTGTATAATTCTGTTATTTGAGAAGTTGTAAGTACACTATTAAATAATCTAATTTGGTCCATTAGTCCATCAAAATACTGCCCATCTGCTAATCCAATTTTTGTATTAGAATACGCGGCTGTACCTGCTACACCTGCTGAATAAGTATAACTAGCCTCAACACTATTAAAATAAACTTTAGCTTTATTAGATAAACTTCTGTCAGCTACAATAACTACATTATACCAAGTATTATTTGCAATAGCCGATTGGGGTGTTGCATTTATAGCGTCAAGATTAGTATTGCCATTTGAAACAACACTATATATAGTTATTTTTCCACTATTTAAAACTACAGCAATTTCGTTTGTTAATCTTGATGAAGTAATATTTGCAAAAACTCCTTTATAAGCGGTTACATCAGAGAAATTTAACCACATCGAAATAGTATATGGAGTTCCTACATTTATTGTGCTTGAAGATATGTCAATAACAGAACTACTTCCATTAAAACTAGCTGCTTTACCAAATTTTCCAGTAACATAAGGATCTAAATTAGATGCTATTCCGTTATAATTTCCACAAGTATCATTTACATTATCATTAAATTGATACAATGCAGTTGCTGTTGTTGGAAAATTACAAACACAAGTACTAGGTTGACCTGTTATGTATTCATCTACTAGAGGTATCCAACCAGTTCCGGGAGAATATTCTATCAAACTTGTTGATGTATTCAATCTAAACTCACCTGCACTTAAACTAGTTGTTGGAGTAAAATTACTTATAGTACTAGTAAAATTAACTGTTTCACTTCCTGAAGAAGTATTTGTTATTGTATAAATTTTATCTCCACTAGTCCAGGTACCACCTCCCACTTGAGTTAATGCTGATGTAACTCCAGCACTAAATGTAGCTGTAGTGGTACTCGCTACTCGTAAAATAACAATACCCTTATAACCATCTCCTCCAGATCGTGCAGTTACATACCCATCAGTACCACCTCCACCGGATCCTATACCGGTTGCATCACCTCCAGGATTACCACTTCCACCATCACCTCCGATACCACTACCTCCTGTACCAGCAGTATTAGATTGATAAGCTCCACCACCACCTCCAGCAGCATAAAAACTATTTAATCCATCTATATTGTTTTGTAATCCGGATCCACCATTACCACCATTATATGAAGATGCATTAGCTCCTACACTTCCTGCACCACCACCACCTCCAGCACCATTAGCATAAGTATTACTACCACCATTATTTCCTTGAAGGGGTATACTAAATCCTTCTTTTCCTTGAGTAGGTCGAGAATTACCACTACCTCCACCAGAACCACCATCTTCTCCTTTTTCATCTTCTCCAGCACCACCTCCACCTCCAACAGCAATCAAACTAGCAAATACGGAATTCCCTCCATTAACCCCTTGCCCAGTACCAGAACCTCCACTTACAACTCCAGCAGCACCACCATCACCAACATCAATTGGATAATTTGTTGAAGGAGTTAAATATATTGGATCACTGCTATAATTAGTAATATAACCTCCAGCTCCACCACCTCCAGATCCTCCGTGGTTATTAGCCCAACTACTACCACCACCTGCGCCTCCACCTACTATTAAATAATGTACACTAATACCTTGAAGTCCTTTAGGTATTACTGTACCGCTAGTATTGATACTTGATGTACTGTTATTTGGAAAATCTAAAAGCTCGGGTGTTGTTATTTTTGTTAATGACATAGTTTATTTATGTAAATGAAATATTTCCTGTTCCGGAAATAAAAGTAGTATATTTATCTGTACTTCCTGCTATAGTTGCATTTATAACTCCTGTATTTAAAGTACCTGTAGTATTATTAACTAACGTCCCAGCAGAATATCTTAATATTACTATTCCTGAACCTCCAGCCCCACCACCTTCGTAGACACCACTGCTATTATTATAACCACCGCCACCACCACCGCCACCGGTATTAGCCGCAGCAGCGTTCCCATTACTCGCACTACCATTAGCTCCACCACCAGCTCCACCATATCCTATTGTTAAAGTTCCATTACTATATCCTGGTCCTCCACCTCCGCCAGCTCTTGTGACATATGATCCTGTTATATTAGAAGCTAATCCATGACCACCATCACCTGATGCATTATAACCTGCTATCCCAGGCATACCAGAACTTCCAGCACCTCCACCTCCAGCACCTGGATAGAATGTTACATTGTTTCCATTACCTCCTCCATATCCTTGATTTGGTTCTCCAGATCCCCCATACGTTAGATTTCCTGATGATGCACCACCACCTCCAGAACCTCCAGAATTAGCTGTAATATTACTGTGACCACAACCACCACCACCACCTTTTGATGTAATAGTAGCAAACGTAGAATCATTACCATCGTTTCCATTTAAAGCATAACTACCATCTACGGTTAATGCACCACCTGTTCCTACAGTAACTGTGTACGCGTTATTAAAACTTGCATTAAATTGAGATTCATTTGAATTTCCTCCTCCAGAAATTGTACCAAAAGAAGTTCTATATCCACCGGCTCCACCTCCACCGCCAAGGGTTGCACCACCACCGCCACCAGCAATTACTAGGTAATCAATAAGAAGTGATTGTGTTAAACTTTTCCATCCACCAGAATTAAAATGCTCCATTTGACCTAATGTATTGTTATATCTTAACATACCTACTTCAGCTCCAGGAGCAGTATCATTTGTAAATGATATTTCTCCACTACCACTTTTAAAAACTAAAGTATCTGTACCACTTGTAGGTGTATCAGGGAAGTATGTTTGTATATCATTTTCTTTTTGCCATAGATCATATACGTTTTCATCTGTTAAAATAACATTATTATAAAGTCTTAATTGATCTACTTTTCCATCCCAATAACCACCATAACTAGTTGTATTAGTTGCACCTATATTGAATTCTGAATAATTAGGGACTGATGAATAACAATTATGCGATTCTACAAAAACACCATCTACATAAACCTTTGTATTACTAGATGAAAAATTAGCTGCTACATGATACCATTTATTTAAAGAACTAAAAGGTTGACTAGACGTATACCACACAGTCCAAACATTACTAACTTTATTAGCAACAGCTAATGTTCCATTTGAACAACTACCACAAGTTGAATCTTGTCCAATTTGTATTAAATTTTGAGAATCTTCCCGAGCATTATAGAAATTTTGATAACCATATGAGTCAAGATATACCCAAGCTGAAATACTAAAACTATCACCGTGAGAAACTGTACCGTTAATATAACTAGCACCATCAAAGTTTGCTGATTGAGTTCCAAATTTACCTGTTCCATAAGCAGTAGTTCCTGTCCATGTTCCATTATATGGTCCGACAGTACAACTATCATTTGCATCACCTTCAAATTGATATAAAGCTGTACCAGTTACTCCACTTGGAAAATTACATGTTGAGGTTGTTATATCAGATGCTGTTTTAAGTAGTGGTAAAGTTCCAGGTTTAGAATTATTATAAATATCTGTAATATTACTTTCAGACAAAGAAGAAGTATAAATTCTCATTTGTTCTAAGCGACCTTCAAATGGTTGGGATAAAGATCCTCCATCTACTAGATGTCTTCCACCAAAAGTTATATCATCAATTATATAAGGATCGGAGGCGCCATAATATAGTCCTGTATTTGAGGTAGAAGAATCCTCTAAAGTACCATTTATATATAATTTAGCACTTGAACTATCTTTTGTTACAGTTACATGATACCAAGTATCAGCAGTAAGCGCAGGGCTATCTAATTGTGCAGCCGCACTTTGTGCATATACCCAATAAAACATAAATTTGTTGCCACCAATATATTCTATACTCCAACCATAACCACTACCTGCTGGCGCACCTGCAGCATATCCATACATACCTATAATTACTTGGCTACTCAATGAAGCACCAGTACGCATCCAAAATGAAATAGAAAAATTATTATCTATAGCTGTACGTATATTAGGCACAACTATATTACTAGTACTACCATCAAATACAGCAGCATTACTAAAATTACCAATAGCATATGTTACATCTTCCGCTGTACCATCATAATTTCCACCAATATCTTTAGTATTTAAATTTAATGGCCAATATGCTCTACCAAATGTTCCTGCAGGCCAATTAATAGTTGCTGTATCACCACTATTTAAACTATACCCTGTTATTTCAGTGTTATCATATTTTAATGCTACTACTCCTGAACCACCTGAACCTCCTGCACTACCTGAATAAGTACTTCCTTGTCCCCACATATTTCCAGCACCTGCACCACCTCCTGTATTAGTATCCCCATCGTAAGCTGTATTTTGTATTTGACTACCATTTCCACCACCACCAAGACCTCCGGTTCCCGGTAATACTCCTCCGTTTTGCGCACCACCGCCTCCACCGCCACCAGCAAAATATACTTGGGTACCATTACTTGTATCACCTATTTGTGCCAAATTAGCATTAACTACAGATATAAAACTGGTATAATCTGTACCAACTCCACCATTTCCTGATTGTCCTGAACTACCTGTTGCACCTACTGCTCCAGCACCACCGCCTCCACCAGTAGTATATAGATCAGTTCCTGCTGCGCCACCATCATGTCCTTGTCCTGATATTCCGTTTCCAGGTAGTGAATAAGCAGCGGGAGTAGTTCCACTTAATCCCTGATTATGACCTCCACCAGAACCAGAACCACCACTATTACTTTGAGTAACTGTAGCATATCCTCCTCCGGCACCATATCTCCATACCCCAGTTCCTCCTCCATAAGCTATTATTCCATTAAATACAGAATCCTCACCATTAGGCACTCCAGTATCTGCATAATTAACTCCTGGAGAAGTTGCACCTTCACCTACAGTTATTACTGTTGGGGTTCCACTATAAACAGTAGTTGTACTAGTTAATAAACCACCAGCGCCACCAGGGCCACCACCATCACCATATGCAGAACCACCCCCACCAACTATAAGATAGTCAACTGTAGAACTACTAGCCGGTTGTTGAGCAGTTGTACCAGCACATCCTTTTAAAGCATTAGTAGTATCTGATTGATTTAAATCGGCAAGATCATTAATTACTTTTGTTAAAGCCATATTATATTATTTAAGCTGCGAAACATATAAAAATATATTGTACATTAAAACTGTTTAATTCACTACTAGTACTATTTAATTGAAAAGTATTCTCTAACAATACTACTTCTGTACCAGTAACTTCAGCCCCAGATGAATTTGCCATTAATTCATCAGAAAAAATACCTGTTTTTCTTTTGTTATCAAATATATTCCAATCTCCAGTACTTATAGATTTTATCATTAACCACGCCGGATTAAAACCTAATTGAGCAGGTGTGTGACCTACAACTCCAGTACCCTTATAACCTCCTATTAAAGAATAATTTGGTATAGAACACCAACTATAAGCAATATATGAAATTGCTGATTCATTTATATAATCCTCACTTCCTATATTAACTACAGCTGAAGTTGGTGTTGAAGCAAACATACCACCGGTTGAATCATATTCAGGAATATCTCTATTTAAATATACTTCATAAGTAGCACTTGTTAGGTCTTTATGATAAACTACCCAGTCTCTATTACCGGCTCCGGTACCTAATTTTTTTATCATAATACAGTCTGGTACGTTTCCTAATCCATGAGAAAAACTTTGCGATGAGGTACTTGTTCCTGTATATTGAACTATACTAAATCCAGCTTCTGTATTAACTGAACCCTCAGTAGGCGTAATAGTTCCTGTATTCATGCTTGCTAATGCTGCACTTGCATAACCAACATCATCAATC